GTCTGCGGCTTCTCCATCGACCGACAGATCACAGTGCCGCGGGACTGCCGGCCGCTGTAGATGTGAACCTCGTGGTTCGCCTGGTTGATCTTGGTCTTCAGCCCCCAGTCGTAGGCCACCTCATCCATGGTCGGATAGAAGATGTCCCGGATTTGCGGGTAGGTCGGTGCGAAGTAGCCAGCGTTGACGCCGGGCCACTCCATGAAGTGCTTGCTCAGTGCCGAGCAGCCCACCCAGGTCTTGCCCGAGCCGAACCCGGCAACGAACGCACGAAACTTGTGGGGCAGCGTGAGGAACTGAGCCTGCGGAACGTTAAGGCTCGGCATTCGGCTTCCTCGCATCCACCACGTCGACCTGGATACGGGTCGGGATCACCGGTTCGTCGCCAACCTCTTCCTTCCTGGCCCGGTTGACGTAAATGTCGCCGGTTTCTTTCGCGGCCTGCTCGAGGATCTGCATCGCCAGGCCGATGTTCTTCATCGTCTCAGCCTTCTCCACAAAGCGGTTCATGGCGCGGAGGCGGAAGGCGCGGTTGGCGATCGGGATGTCAGCTGTCTCTTCGCGGAACCGCTTCCGGGTATCGTGGAACAGGGTCACCCATTTCTTTGCCAGGTCTCTCCCGGCGCGCTTGGTCGGGTCTTGGGCCTCGCATTGCTGACGGGTCACCTCAATGCCGAATTCCTCTCGGACAGCTGCAGCAACCTGGGATGGTGTGTCGAAGCACGCCAAGGCCTGAACCATGAAGCCTTTCACCTCACTGTTCAGGGCTGCCATAGGGTAAATTCCGTCTTAGGTCTGTCAGGGGTCAGGCCGATCTGAGCAGACAGGTTCCGCAGGCCCTCGCAATGTTCAATTTCCCCACCTCAGCAGGACTGCTTGCTGCATCCACCAACGCTTGAACGTCAGAGCTTGCACCGTAGCGGCGGACGACTCCGACGAACTCTTCGACGTCGTGGCCCTGCAGCTTGATCTTCGGTGCACCGTCTTGGGTGAATGCTGGTTGACCATACTTGTCGGTCGCGTGAGCCAGGTGATACAGCTCGTGCTCGATCAAAGCGCAGAACTCAAGGTCGCTGCACTGGGCGCAGTAGTCAGCGGCCAAGGTGATGATGAAGGTCGGCACATCGCCGAACCAATCACGCATCTGTTGTTCCATTCGGGCCTTCTGCCAACCGCCAGCACGGAACGCTACCTGCTCAGCCTGGCCCAGGACTGTGCGTCCCTGCTTCTCGAAGCTCGACGACGCCCACATGATCTGGATGTCTGCATCCAGTAGATGGGCATGGTCTTTGTTGTGAATGCTGCCGGTGTCGGCAAGGATCTCGGCTTGGAGCCACTCCCATACCTCGGGAGCTGGGGTCAGGCGGATACCGAAGTCGGAGAGCTCAGACAATTCAACCAGGGAGTTTGGAGGGAACGGCCTGTCCATAGATCACCATGAGCTTGAAATAGTGGCGCGTTGCCTGTATTGGTGCGGATCAACTCATGATCAAGGAAGGCAGCATGTCTACAACGATAAATTCATCATCACTCAACGCCGTTAACCCTGCGTTTGAGCCGCATATCCACCGCGCCCACGCAGTAGCAGCAGCACTGGAAGTCATCGCAACAAGGGTGAATGGTGCAGACGCTACCAGCCTTGCTCGGGAGTTCACCAACCTTTCTACGTACGCGGATCAGATCCAGGCGGCATTAAAAGTGAAATGATCCACCCGTGCCGCACTCAACTGCGGCACACCTACCCTTCCGCGCTTTCAAGTAGCACATCAATCAGCTTCTGCTCACCCAGGCGCATAGCACCGAGGCATTGCAGGTCATCGCACTTTGGGCCGAGGCCGAACACGGTTACCTCTCCCTTCGCACCGATCAAGGTCAAGGCGCCTACGGTGCATTCAGGATGCTCGCCCGCGTCGAGGTCATCGGCAATCTTGCGCAGGGTCTTGGCCGCGTCGCGCCAGTCCTCCCGCTTGAACTCCAGAACCTTGATGGTCATTTGGTCACCTGCTGTAGCCACTCTTCAATGATCCGCTTGACCACCGGCTCGGTCAGGATCGAGGACGGCTTGTCGCCGGCGATCACCGATTGAACCAAGGCGCGCGGGATTACGTGGGCACCATCACTGGCTACCACCATTAGGTGCGGGCGCTGGTCGGCGATGTCGTGGATGGTCGCGGTCATTGCGTCACCATCTGGTGTGTCTGTGCATGGGCGTGACCGTAGAGCAACCCAACAATCAGGCCCTGGGGAAGCCCGGCAGCCTTGGCGGCGTCCACGGCATCGGCAATGGCCTTGTCGAGTGCGCTTACCTCTGCATTGATGTCCTGGCTCATCGGTAGCGCGTGGCGCAGGCGGGTGACGTTGCTCATCTGCAAAACCTCGCGCCACGATTTGGCGCATTCGAAAACGTGGCGCGAACTATTGCTTACGCCGCTCGATGCCCTCGGGGGCTTTCGGACAACTCATGCAGTGCTCGCAGTTCAGCGTCCGGCATAGCCAGGCCTTCACCTGTTGCCAGTACGTGACCATGAAGATGTGCCGAGCACCGGCCAAGGCCAGGGCGACATGCAGCGTCAGGCCGGCGGTGGTCGGGCCAAAGAAAATGTTCTGGCTACGCACCATCACGACGAAACCAGTGATAGCGATCGTCGAGTAGATCAGCTTCCCGAGGATGCCGTCCCTCACCTTCCCACTCAGTACGCACCAGGCTGCCCACAGCGCGATTAGGCCGCAGGCGATGGAGTTGATCAGTTCAAGATTCATGGTGGATTGCCTCCCCCGAACCGCTGGCGGATAAGCGCCCAGAGGTCAGCGGCTTTGATGGCTCGGTTGATTGCTGCCAGGAGCGAGCCGCCGAACGTACCCAGGAGAAAACCAATCCCGGCGACTATCTTGGGCTCTGTGACATTCAGGTAGGCGCTGACCATGCTCGTTAGGTACAGCGAGCAGGCAACCCCCGTGATCAGGAACACCATCCAGGCTCGCCAGTCGGACAAGTCGTCCTTGTGCCACCAACTCGCAACAACGGCCCCAATCAGGCCCGCAATCAGCAATTCGAACCTGTCGATCTTGTCGAGCAGGCGCTGTAGATACTCCATGCGCTCGACTCCGTGGGGCATGTTTGGAATAGGTCAGCCCCAGCAGCACTCCCAGCTCGGAGCAATGGGTGTGGTGGGACCGAAAACGAAAAAGCCCCGCACCATGGCGAGGCCTTGAATAGTTGCGCGACTTAAGCCGCGCGGTATTGCTTGGTAGGTCCGCACTTATGCAGACCTGCCTTCTTCAGCGCGAGTTACGCCACAGTGCCGTCGGCGTTGAGATAGTCCCAGCGCATATAAACGGGAATGTTGTAATTGTCGCCATTCAACTGCATGTATACCCCCAGACCAGCAGGAATCATGATGGGTTGAAAAACCTCCACCCCTGAAAAAATGATCGGCAGAGTACGTTTAAAGCGATCTGGTGGCGGGACCAGTCCAACACTTACGGTGTTTTGGGTCGAGGTACGAATGTCATACAAAATAATGCCATTCATGTTTTGCTGCGGCGTAAACAACGTAGCTACCTGAATGGCGCTACCATTGAAACTTAGGTCGTTTTTGAAGTGTTTGCCTAGTACTCGTACAGTCATTTTGTCACCTATTGAGTCGAATGATTTGTCGCGGAGGATTCCGCTTTCATGTCGCTCAAAGGCGATTGCTCGAGGATCTTGTCCTTCGCATGATTCAGCGTCCCACATCGGGAACATTTGATCTGGAGCTCTATAAACCCACCCGTACGGGCGAGAAGTCTTTTGCAGTTACCACATCTGAATTCTTTCAACATCTGCAAATTCCTTTTGCTGAATCGCCCTTTCCATGGGCAATAAAAAACCCCGCCTTGTGGACGGGGTTTGTGGAGTCCTTACAGACTCAAATCAGAGCGGCAAACAGTGAGCTTGCTACGAGTCCGGCGCCAACATTGTTGCTGGTTTCGAGAAACGCGGTGTCGATATTAGCCATTTGACTAACCTCCTTCGTAGACGGTACCACTACGCTTGGCTGTTGCAGTTTTTGAACAAGATACTTAAGTACAACAAGAATCATGTACCCAACAGCGCCGACTACGAGCAAACACCCTGCTGCCGATGATCCCGATGGGACATGGTCATCGATCCGTAACGCGCAAGATCGACAGGATGGGTAAATACTCTCTCACTTTCTCACTCATTGCAATGGCTATTTGCTACGCCGCGCAACTTTCGATTAATCCCTCCGCGTCGAGCAGTTCCTGAGCGGCAGTGAGGGCCTCGTTCACCTGGTCATCAAGCGTCTTGCGGATCCCTGAGCGCCAACGGTACCGGGTCGACTCCGGCTTGCCATCATTGTCCCAATTGGTGATGTCGTACCAGGCGGCCGGCAGCACCGCGGCGGAGCGCTTGCCTTCGGCGCCGGCCACTTGTGGAATCGCCCAGGTCAATACGGCGCACTCCCGGAAACGTTTCGGCGCAGGCGTGCGCACCGAGTTGAGCAGTTCCAGAATCGCGCCGTGCTTACGCTCCTCATGGGTGGAATACTTCGCCACGAGTGCTCGCCAGTGCGCCGGGGTGAGCGCCTTGTGCAGCCGGCCGAACACCCAGCAGTCCTGGAGAAACGCCGCCTCCTTTCCGATGATCTCCCCCTTTTGCTTGGCACATTGCACCTTCGGTTCAAAGTCGCAGCCGCCGGCGGAAGTGATGGTCTCGGCCGCGAGGGCTCGAACTACTGCTGAAACAACGTTGCGATAGGTCATGCGGCTTCCCCTTTTTTCAGCTCTCTGGTCATTGCCCGGTATTTGGCCTTGATGGCCTTGATCTCTTCCACGGTGTACTTGCAGGCTGGGTGCAGACCTTCCAGCCAGACCACCTTCTCGGCGCCGATGCGCTGCACCAGGCGGATGCGGTACTCGACGGCATTGCCGGAAAGATTGCGGTTGCACTTCACACACTGGCGGTGGATGTTCAGAGGCTCGAAGCGCAGCTCCGGGCAGGCGCCGACGGATCGATAGTGCCCGGCGTCCCACCGGCTGCCAGTCATGAGGTCGTTATCGTTCGGCGTGGAGTCGCAGCTGATGCAGGGCAGGTGCGCGTCACGGAGACGCACGTATTCATTCACCGCCGCCTGGGCTTCGCGCAGGTGATCCGCCCTGCTCTTCAGCTTCTCCTTGCGGACTTTGATCTCGCGCCGCTCAACTTGAGCCAGAGACTTACGCGCCTTCGTCTGATTTACGTCCTTGATTGCCAGGCCACACTTCGGGCTGCATACGGCCTGTCCGAGGCGCTGCGGCGGAAAGCTGATGCCGCACGCTGGGTTCTTGCATTTCTTCGGTTTGGGTTGCTTGGCGATCATGCAGCCTCCTTGCTGAGTAGATCAGTAAAAACCACACCTTGGCCCGTGAAGTAGGCTGCAATGCGGTCGGTGTAAGCGATGCCCTGGGCACGGTTAAACAGGCTGGTCACAGGGAAGCCATCAGGGCCAAACAAATGACACTCGCCCATCATGGCCAGCTTCGTTTCGTAGGGCAGATGACGCATAACCCGGTACCACTCGGCCTGGAACCCAGCGTCTTCGTTAAGCAATATCTGCACGCCAAAGTGCAGCTTGCAGTAGCGCCGGGCGTCCGCCGCGTCGCCAATCTGGGTCATTTCGGCTATTCGCTTGTACATCCCGAACCACAGCCGGTTCTGGTCGAGGGTGCGGTCCTTGCCCGGGCGCAGGGTCACCACGACAAACTTCTTGTCTTTGTACATGGCGCTGATTTTGGTAATGACTTCGGAGAGCTTGGCCTGGCAGTTGACGCTGATCTTGTCGGTCATTGTGCCGCCCTCTTCGCTTCCAGCTCTCGGGCCTGCTTGATTAGCAGCGCTCGGCGATCAGCCAACTCATTCGCTGCATCAATCCGCATTTCGGTTTTCCTCTCGGCACTGGCCTTACGCATCTCCAGCATGGAGTTCCTCACCAGTTCGAGCTTATGGCGAAGCGCCGGCGCTGGCCGCGTAACGGTGCCGGTTAGCAAGCCCGCGATAGCCCGACCATCCTCGTTGATCGGCTCGACACTCAGGTCCGCCAGGTACTTCTGTGCGTGTTCTCGCGGGATGCGTTTCAGCTCCATCGCTTTGGTCACAGCCTGGATCCGGCGGTTGGCGTCAAAGCCCACGGACACGTGCCAGTTGACCGGTTTCGCATCCTCGCGAGCCTGGCCCACGAACCTTTGGTAAGCGTCGATGAACGCCATGCGCGCACCGATTTTGTCGCCGCCATCCAAGATGGGTTTCGCTGCTGCCAGGGCCAGTTGGATTTCATCGGTCAGCACCACGGTTTCGAATTCGTCGTTGGTGGTCATGGCGATGGCCCAGGCCTCATCCTTTCCGGGACGACCATCGCAGGACTGCACGCGCTGCAGGATGTCAGCCATTGCCAACTTGCCCTTCACTTCGAAGCGGCAAGCTTTCAGCGCCGCCTTGACGACAGGCACTGGGTAGGCACACAGGTCCTCGGCCATCATCGCGGCGGTACCGGGGTTCATCTCCTGGCCCATGGCCTCGGCCGTGGCGCAGATGGCGGCGGCCAGTCCGGCAACCTGCTGATCGTTCATTTCAAAGGTATTCATTGCGGTCACCTGCTTGGCGCTTGGCCAAAACCATCTGGGCGGCCTGCTCCGCTGCGGAGTGGTTTGCCTCAGTACGTTCCATCTGGCGGGCAGTGGTGCCGTTGATGCGCTGCCCGGTCACCCACTGGGTGTGGTAGCTCTCGGCGTTGGCCAGCAGTTCGTTGAGGCTGTGGCACTTGCGCAAGACGGCGGCATCGCTGGTTTTCAGGAAGTGCGCCGCGACGTGGTGGGCAACATCGGCGCCGAGGCGGTCGACGAGCAATGCCATCTGCTTGCCAGACTTGGCGTTCCAAACCGGCCAGGCGTTGTAGCGTTTGCGGTAGGCCATGGCGTAGTTGGCCCAGACTTTGAAAGTCTTGCAGGTCTGATCCTTCGGCCCTGGCATGTCGGCGGGGATCTCAACTCGTGGTTGCTGCGGAACAAATGGCACGACCTGCCCCGTCACGACCTTGGCGGTAGCCTGGGGCGTAATTGGTTCAATGACCGGTTCTATGACTGGTTCAAGAGAGTTACTGATTCTGGGTGCAGCTGCTGCACTACCCCCTGGTGCAGGAGATTCACTAGGGGGTGAACCTGCTGCACCACCCTGGTGAATCTGCTGCACTACCCCTGGTGCAGGAGGTGCACCACCATCGAGAGTGAGAAAGTACACGTTCGACGAATTCCCCTTCGGCCCACCCTTTCGAATTTCTTTACGCAACAGTCCTGCGTCACACAAAGCAGTGATGTGGTTCATGACAGAACGCTTGCTGATTTCACATTGATCGGCGATGTGCTGATAGGAAGGCCAGCACTCGCCAACGTCGCTGGCGTTATCGGCCAGCTTGATCAGCACCAACTTCCGCAATGGGTTACCGACGCGAAGTTTCATCGCGGCCACCATGAGAGTCATGCTCATGCCGCACCTCCCGCAAAGGTGCGAAAATCAATCGTCTGCACGCCTTTCCAGCTATTGCAGGACATGCAAAGGGTTTGAAGATTGCCCAAAGAGGCCTCTCCGCCCTGGCTTTCAGGAACCACATGATCAGCCCTCAAACGCATCAGCACCGAGCAGCCGCAGCGCAGACAAGCCTGACCGTCACGGGCGAATACTTGAGCACGAAGGCCAAACGGAATTGGTTTCTTATTCGTCCTGCGTCGGGGTGGAAGGACCGGCGGTTGGTGAGCTGTGACGTGGCCCATACGGTCCGGGTTCCACTCACAGCCTTTTTCGGTGAGTCGTAATGCTTCAAAGCGAAGCTCAATCAAACCCGCCTCTTCCAGGGCCTTCAGCATGCGATAAGCAGTGTCCGGCTTGTCAGTGAGCAGCGGCAGCTCCTCGATGATCTTGGCCTTGCTCAGCGCGAAGAAGATCCCGTCATCAGTCTTGATTGGCTTGGTCCAGCTCGGGCAGCCGTAGACGAAGGCGAACAGCAGGGCCTGCTGAGAATTCAGTCCCCACTCCAGCGCCTTCACCTGGTTAATCGTGACGGTGTATTGCATATCAGGCCGCCAGGTAAACTGTATGCGAGCTATTGCGCGCCACGTTTTCAGATTGCGAAAAACGTGGCGCGAGATTGGTAGTGCTATTGATATGTGGCAGGGTTTGCATATAATCGGTCTCACAAAGTGTTATCGAATCAGCCGACCTCGTACGTCGGCTTTTTTGTGCCTCAGATTCAGGCGATGGATTTCAGCGCAGGCTTGCCGTTGAGCAGAGCCTCAGCCTTACGGCGCAACTCTCCCGCCTTCGCTTCAACTTGCCTGCATTGCTTGGCGAACGCTGGCAAGTGCGGTAGGTCCTGCTCGCACATCACCTGGTCATCAAACACTTCGCTGCCGGTGTCGATCACATCGCCAAGGGCACGGATCAATGCGCCGAAGCTTTTGTTCGCGCATTGGTCGCTGGTCATCTGACGGGCGCCGGTCAGGCCGTGGCGGCTCGCCAGTTCGTTCAGGCAGTGATCGCGGTACTCAGGCTCAAGAGCGTTGACCCACGACTCTTCCAGCCAGGACGGCATTTCCTGATCGCCTGACAACCAGCGCTGAACACGCTTGAGCCAGCGGCCGGTCGCCTTCACGAAATCAGTTACGTCGTTCTGCAAGGTCAGCGCGGTAAAGTCTGGAACCTCTTTAGCGATGGCCTTCTCCGGGCACGACAGGTGCAACTCGCGGCTCAGCACTTGGGCAAAGTCGTCCTGACTAAGGCTGGTGCGCGCGATCTGGTTTGCGGCATGAGCGACCAGCACCTGATCACGGGTTTGTACGGTGTGTCTGGAACTGGACGTTTGCATGGGGACTGCTCTCTTCTAATCTGGCTTCAATGCAACGGCGGACAGGGATGTCGCTTAGGCGGCCATCTCGGCCCATGGAAACGACGGACAAAGGGATTCTTTTTTGAAAGCACCTCCGGTCAACGCCTCCGCTCGCTTGGCAACCACTGGAGACATGCCGTGCTTCTCGCGAACCCAACCGGAAACGGTGCTTTGATCAACCTTGAGCTTTTCAGCCGTGACCTCCTGAGTGCCGAAGAAGGCAACGAGGTCCTTATAAATAGTGTTCATGCTACCCCTCCATACGGGAATACCCATATAGTAGGTTACGGGAATACCGATTTGCAAGGATATGGGAGCACCCGTAATACTCGCCGGATGGAATTCAAAGATCGTTTAAAGGCAGCGCGCCGGCACGCAAAGCTCAATCAGGGCGAATTGGCCGCTAAAGCTGGTATCACGCAGACGTCGATTTCTGACCTTGAGCGTGGAAAATCGAAAGCCACCGCACACGTCGTGAAGATCGCCGATGCATGTGGGGTTAACGCCAAATGGCTCTCAGACGAGATCGGGCCAATGCTTGCTCCTGGGTTAGCGTCCGGCTCTGGTGAATCGAACGTCTCCCCTGCCGCCCAGCCCACCAAATCATTCCGTTACCCGGTTGTGAGCTGGGTAGCCGCAGGCGTCTGGGCGGAAGCTGTTGAGCCCTACCCGACCGGAATCTCGGACACGTATGAGTTTTCGGAGTACGACGCCAAAGGCCCCGCTTTCTGGTTGACAGTCAAAGGCGACTCGATGACGGCGCCCGCCGGCCAGAGCATTACCGAGGGCACTCTGATCTTGGTGGACACTGAGGCTGAGGTTGCACCAGGTAAGCTGGTCGTGGCCAAGCTTCCGGACAGCAATGAAGCCACATTCAAGAAGCTTGTCAGCGACGGCGGGCGTTTGTTCTTGAAGCCGCTGAACCCGAGCTACCCGATCGAAGCTGTGGACGAGAACTGCCGGATCGTGGGTGTGGTTGTGCAGGCGCTGCAGAAGTTTTACTGATGCCATCCGACCTTGGAAAACCTTCGACCTCATGGCGAGAGCAAAGCTTTTGGAGCAAGGTGTGGACCTATACTCTGCTGGCGCTCATGGTGGTTTTCACAACCGAAGCTGGCATTTGGCCGGACGACAGTTCATCTAATCGCAAGCGGGTGTTCAGCCCTGGCTTCGTTATGGTCTGCCTTTTCGTAGCGGTGGTTGAACTGATAGCACTGACCCAGTTCTATAGCGTGAATGGGTGACGCGAAGGCGGAACGTATACATCGAAGCAGTTCCGTGTAAATGCGCGGTTTGGCGCGGCGGGATGCTGTAAGGGCTGTCTTTATGCCGACCTTGCTTACAAGATCCGACTGGCAGCGAATTGTTATCTTATGGAGCTGTATCCTATGGAAAGAATTGAATTTACTAGTGATGGTCCAATGAAGCTAGAGGATTTGATCCGTTTCTTCGAAGAAAAAACTCCTAAATCAGACTGCCCATCATGCGGAGCTGGGGACTGGAATATTTTACTCGATGATGGTGGCGAGAATGCCAGTGAGGGTAGCATTCCATTGAATGGGGAGCTCAAGCTATATCATTCTGCGATACTGCTTTGCTGCAGAAATTGCGGCCATATAAATATGTATCACCGTTACGTTTTTGATCGCTGGATGAAAGAATCTTCAAGTACTGAGAAAAACCCTGCGCTGGGCGAGAGAGGGTTTGAAAATTGACCAGCTTTACTCCAGAAACCATTCGTGCGCAGTTCGACAAAGCTGCGTCTGGATTTAGGGGGAAATCAATCCCCGCTGAGGGTGATGACACTCTGTTCAAGGCAGCGCATAATCCCAAAATGAATGAAATTACCCGCGAAGAACTCAGCACAACTCTGTCCGCCATTGAAGAGCGCATGGATAAGCGCGTCGAGCGAATGGAAAAAGAAACTGATCGCCGCTCTGAAGAATTCCGTAAAGAGATTTCTCTTCGCGACGACACTATTCGTAGAGAGCTCGATCTTCGCAGAGAATCATTTCTTGCAGAGCAAGCAATTAGAGATCAAGCATGGGAAGCAAAATTTTCCGGCTTCTTATCCATCCAGGCTGAGCGGGATAAGCGCTTGGATGAGTCGGTGTCCGGAATTCGAGCCGACCTTACGCGACTTGGTAGTCTCAAGCTTAATATTTGGGGCGCAATGCTCACGGCTGTAGGCGTAGGTTTGGCAGTTGCCGCGTTGAGCGTCAGCTTTTACCAGACCGGAAAAGCAGAGAAACCACCAATAGAAATTTTGAAGTCAGCGGCTCCGCCGGCAGCTAAATCTGGCTCTTAAGAAAGTCCGGCCCAGCGCCGGGCTTCTTGTTTCTGCCAAGCGCCCTGCTCTGCTATGGTGGCCCCTCTGATCACGATGGAAGCAACGAAGAATGGACTCATGGAAGATCCTGGCGGCCACCCTACTGGCATCGGTCAGCACGCAGGCCGTATCAGGTGATGGCGCCAACCCTATCGCTGCCGCAATATTTCTCACAATCTCCGCGCCAACCATTTTAATTGGGGCGACCACATCCCTCACGACCGAGCCGCCAAAGGTTTTCAAGTCGGCGAAGACCGACGCTCTGGCGTTCATTGGTTCGGACGGCGAGATTCGCGGCGCCCAGTTTGAGCAGGCCTCCAGGTACTACCGCTCGACCAGCGCACCGCCGCTCATGTCCGATATGCAGCTAGCGCAAGCGATAGGGACTTCATTCTGATACCGACCGTTGACTTGTCCGCAGCGCCGGCTGCTTGTATCTGCCCTACCCCGGTCCGCCCATACATTGTGCAGTGCTGCACAGCGATGCTCCGGCATGCTTCACAAGCCGTCTCCACTCATCACTCGTGATCATGTCGGATCGCTCCATGGCGTCAGCTCGCCTCAGCAATTCGAAATACTTCACCTCTGCGTCCATTTGACCTCCAGGCAGTACAGAAAGCTCACGCCAGGCTGTCAGGTTAAGTCTTCGCTGCGCCTCTTTCATGGGAGCCTCTATCACAGTAATGGGGTGACTTCAGCATAGTCTCGCTGACGAGCATCAAGGCGAGCGTTAGATCAATGGTGGTCATACAGTATGAAAAACATGTGGTTGCCCTGTTCCTTTTGAGGCCGTTTCAGCCGGCTGCTCATCACTGCAAAACTAACCGACCCCCGTATCAAAATCCCACGCCTTGACACTATAGAACCCTCATCTACTCTCCTCTCAGACCGCACCCAGGGACCGGGTGGCCGGACTCCCTTCTTAGGGCTGCGGTCGGCAACTGCCATTACAAACAAGGAGCTGTAAAATGTCTGGATCGACCCAAACCATTGATGTACTCATCGCTATTGACGCCGATTACTTGATCGCCAACCCCCACGAATTGGTAGCTAATGCGGTTTCAATGCTCGTGAATCGCGATGCGATCGATAGCCAAGCTAGCGGCACCAGCGTCGAAGGGGGCTACGAACTGTGGATCGACCTCAACCCGGGTGACATCGTCCGCTGGCGTGCCACCACCCTGTCGCGAAACTTTGACCGCGTCGCAATTATTACCGAAATCAAACAAGCTGATGATTCCACGCAGGGCGGCTCTATTTCTCCCCCAGCCCCCTTAAACATCAAAAATATCCCGGTGCCTTACCTAGAGAACGGCCAAACCCAAACCTTCGCCAAAACCGATGTGACCTACACCGTTTGGCAGGCCGTCGCTGAAAGCGAGGGGAAGCTCGCCTATCAAATAAAATTCGTCTTGCTGGATCGTAACCTCAAGCAGATCGGCGAGCCCCACACCTGGGATCCTTACATCACTGTCACTGATCACTAACTGAAACATCTGAGACATCGTGCAAAGCCCCGACCGATATGCTAACCGCCATTGACGATGGCATGCCGGTCAGGTCTGCTTACATATGTTCTATATTCCGCCCGCAACGAGCTAAAGCCTCAAAGCGATTAGGCAAGACCAGCATGGGTATGACGAAATCTTAACCACCTTAAAAATCCGTTTTCATACAAATATCGAAGTCATGCGCATAGACCAAATGTAATGCCCTCCCCCGAATACTCCCTGCCCGATGTCTTGTAATGGATCTACCAGATCGCTGGCGCTTGAGGCTGCACTGATGGAGCTGACTTTGGGTGTCTAAAGACAAGGGAATGCCGAGCCCGGCGACAACATCCGCAGCGACTGGAGACAATCGGCGACAGCGCTGGGCACATCAAGCAGGGCCTAGCCAAGTTGAGAGCCCAGGAGCCGGACTGACGCCCACCAATGGTGGCTGTACGCCACGAATGGTAAATTGCGGGCTCAATTACTGGAGGGATCCAATGGAACGAGAATTCAGGAATCCGGCAAACGGTCATATTGAAAGTGTTAGCGGGATGTCGTGGCTCGCGGTTGTTTTTTTCGGGATTTTCTACCTTGCCTATAAAGAGCAGTGGGTCCACTTTTTTATCTGGCTGTTGTTGGTTGGAGGCGTCACCGTTCTGACTGGCGGCCCTGGAATGTTCATCGCTGTCCCCCTGGTGACCATCGGGTATGCGATTGGCATCAACGGCATTCTGACGAACTCATATCTTCGTAAGGGCTGGGTTGAAGCATCAGGGGATTCCGCTGGTACGAAGACTATCGACCTCCGCAACTGCCCGTTCTGCGCCGAGCCCATCAAAAAGGCTGCCGTAAAGTGCAAGCATTGCGGGAGAGACATTGAGCCAGCGCGTGCCCCAAGACTGAAAAACGGATGGGTTGCATCAACCGCCTGCCGTGACGAAGAAGATCAGCGACGGACCATCGAAGCCATCGCCAGCACCGGGCTCCCGGTTGTTCCTATGATTGGCCTAGCCGTGGGTGCCGGCCCATTTGAAACAAAGGAAGAAGCCAACCAAGCCCTCATCACGATGCGCGACGGCCCCAGGCTTTTCAGCGAGATCGTCTACAGGGATTCGGTGAGTGGCAAATATCTGCCCTTTTCTGATCAGGCTCTCAAGTCCGCTTTTCAAGGCTGGACGGTTCGCATAACAGCCCATCCGGGGGACTTAAGCCGGGTTGAAGGCGTGCTTGGAGACCTGGCAGTATCCGTTCTGGCGGTAGAGGGGAACACAGTCATCACCGGCCCCTTTGAAAGCGAACAATCCGCTAAAACTGTTGCGGTTGAGCTTTACGACAATTATGAGATTCATTGCCACATGTATTGGGTGCCCCGCCAGACCTAACCGAAAACAGTACCCATCAAGCCCGCCACTCAGCGGGCGTTTTCATGCCCGCCAGAAAGCACAGGGAAAAATATGCATTTATGCATGAATCTTCTTGCTGCCCTATTGCCAAGATATGCCAGTGTAAATACTGTGTATGCATACAGTATTCGAAAGGAGCGAAGCATGATCCAGGCCCCCTACCCCACACCGAAACCGAGAAAGTCCTACGAGCTTGTGGGCCATCGCCTGCAACGCATAATTGCCTCCCCCAGAGTGCAGAGGATTCAGTTGGTCGAGGTTTCCAGGCGCGATGACGAAAGCCCTGAAGCCTGGCACCAGGTCATCCAAGATATCGGTGACACCGCCGGCATAAAGATCGAGCATCTTGATGACGGCGCCGTCAGGATCGGCTGGCGCGAGTACTGCGACTCATAAAAGAGCCCGCCGTTGAGCGGGCTTTTTATCGCCTCCCGTAAAATATATGGGAATACCCATTGACGACAAATATGGGATTGCCTATATTTATATCCATCGAGACGCCACAGCGAATCGCCAGCAGCGAAAGCTGCTCCGCTCTTTAGCGACACCCCTTGCCGGATCACCACCGGCCCAGATTCAAAGGCAGCGATGAACCGGCCTAAACGGTTCAGAGGGTTGGCAACTGACCCGGGCGTGCAGCGTAAAGCGCCAAATCTAGTTTTCCGGCGGACAGGGTCGCGGTCGGAGGAACAATGGAGTGCGAACTGGACAAGGGCCAGGTTTTATCGGATGCGCACCAACGAGATTAAGGCCGATTTCCGACGCCAGTAGCGGGAAGTCGGCCAACAGAAGATTTCACGTCAGCGCCTGGATCCGGCGCTTTCGGAAGCCAACTG